TTGCGTGGAGGTAAGACTGCCACGGGTGCAGAAGTATACAGCGGCTCCGATTCCTTTGGCTCTCGTCAAGGCAAGAAGTTCTTGCATGTTATGGACACCCTGATGCCAAACGTCATTCCGGCAAACGTCTCGGGCGGCAAGCTCGAGCCTAGCCGTTTCTTGCGTGGCGTTCTTGGGTCTGAGGACGGTTTGATTACCAGTCAAGACAAGATGGGCCGTGAGCGGAGCGCACTCGGAGAGTTCGCACGTCAAGCAACTGGGGTCTCGGTCCTTGAGTTCGACCCCAAGAGAGGCTTGGAGTACAACGGATACAGGCTTTCTCAGCTACAGACGGATGCGAAGCGTACATTTAACCGTGTGACAGACGACGCAAACGCTAACTCTGCAACGCTTCTCAATGCTTTCCAACAGGCTAACAACGACAAGCTCCGCATTGACCGTGAGTACTACCAAGTGATCGAAGACCTACGGTCCATGGGTCTAAGTGATGCAGATATCCGCCGTGAACTCAAGAAGAATAATATCGGCGGCATCAAAGGTATCATGCGTGGAGAGTTCGAACCGTTCAAGGTTACGACTAAGAACTTCAAAGAGATGCGCGGAGCAGGTATCTTCGATCAGTTCCCTCGCGCTGAGATCCAAGAGATCCGCAGGCAGATGAACAGGTTACCCTTGGCTCCGGATGATGCTCCTCGGACCACGGCTCCTGCTTCTCAGGTTCCAATGTTCGGGGTGCCAGCCCCTGACACACCACAACCTGTACAAACTCCAATGTTTGGGGTGCCTGTAGAACAAGGCAGCTTACCGCAGCCAACCTTCCCGGTGACCACGGCTCGTGCTCCTGGGCCCGTGAACCCCGCCTTGTTGGGCGGGACTCCAGCGGAACGTGCGGCTAACGCTTTCTTGCTTGATCGTTCCTAGTATCGATTTCACGGTAGACGAAGTCTCCCCCGGTAACTGCTACATGCAACCCGTTCCCACCAAGGAGTTTTATAAGCTCGTCTGATTCTTCCTCAACCTCGGCTAGGATCTCGGGATCCCCGAGGGATGCTGCAAGGTTTATGCAGGTAGCCATGTAGTTCACGACAGCGTCGATCTGCATCTGGTGCATTTGCTTAAAGCCAACAGTCTTGAAGTCTTCTATTTCCATCATTCTATTTCTCCCCAATCATCTTTGATATCAACGTCGATTTTGGAGGGGATCGAGAGTTCAATACCTGTCTCCATAATTTCCTGAATCCGAGCGGTCTGCTCTTCACTCTCTATGTTAAAGCATAGCTCGTCATGCACCGTCAGCATAGGGGTGTACCCCTCGTTGTAGCAATCAAGCATCGCTTTCTTAGTTTGGTCCGCCGCCGATCCTTGGATCAGCTTGTTCAGAGCCTTGTATGTGAACGCACGGCGTATGCCTCTGCCACCAGGACCCCCGTACTCCTTCATAGCTTCGTCGTAGGGCAGGGGTTTGCCTGCTCCGAAGGTGACAGGCTCCCAGAGATGAAAGCGGCTCTTACGGCCCATCAGAGTGCGTATCTGACCGTTCTTATCCCCCTGCTTAGAGGCCAAGTCCGCCAGTCCTTTTACGAAGGGGACTTTTGTGTGGTGTCTCTCGATCAAATCCTTGGCGTCACCTTTTGAAATACCCAACTGATCCGCCAGTTTCGCCACGCCCATGCCGTACATGATGCCAAGGTTAACTGTCTTGGCTTGCTTACGGGTGATGTTCGCTAGGTCCGCCACCATCTGGTGCAGGTCAACGTCACCGTTGTTGAACTCATCTACAATCTGATCGACAACAGGATGCCGGATCGTGGACGGAATCATCGACGCAAAGTGAACCAGTAACCTCGGCTCTTGGCTTGAGTAGTCAAACGATCCCCACTTGCACCCCTCTTCTGGTATGAACAGGCCACGAATTAAACGCTTGATGTCAGGGTCCCGTGCAGGAATCTGCTGGAGATTGGGGTTGGACGAAGAGAATCTGCCAGTTACCGTACCGCCCTGATCCCTACGGGTAGAGTGCAGTTCAGTGTGGATACGCCCATTTGTCTCGTGCCGCAGGATGCTGTCGATAAACGTGCTGTCAGCTTTGTCAAACTCCCGCAGCTTAACCAGAACTTGAGCGATCTTCTCTGGAGATTCGTTAAGGAATGACTTGGTGAACGAAGGCGCACCCTTATCGGTCCTCGGGTATTCCATGCCCAGCTTGTCGAACATCTTCTGGATAGATGCGGACGCCCAGATGTCCACCTCCATGCCAGCTTCTTTCTCCAAAAGACCGCGCAGGTGCTTGCTCTGTTCACGAAGAGCCTTCTTGTTTACCTCTGCTTTGTCCAGGTCAACCCGCACACCCTTGGTCCGCATGTCCAACATGCAGGGAATCAGGCCTATCTCTAGGTTCCACACGTCCCACAGTTCATCCTTGTCGAGGTGAACCTTCAACGCTCTCCACAGTTCGAGCGTGGCAACAGCGTCCATCTCAGCGTACCCACCAACAAACTTAGGGGGCAGCTTGTACATCTCTGACTTGGGGTTCAGCCCACGTTCGAGAGCCGCAGCCTTGAGCAGCTTCTCGTCCTTGCGGATTCCAGCATAGTCACGGGCCAACGAATCAAGGCTAAAGGTCCAACGGTTCTCGTCAACCAATGCACCTGTCACCATCGTATCGATGATCCGGCCTTTGACTTCCACGCCCTCGGCCCGCAGCCAGCCCGCATCGTAGGTAGCGTTGTGCATAATCACGTCCATCTCTGGCACAGACAGTTGCTTCTTCAACCACTTCATCGTGATCCGCGGATCTAGGTTATGCCCGTTCTCGTGCCGGATGGGGAAGTACCCCTTGTACTCTCCCGCAGCTACAGCAATGCCGATGATGTGCCCGTCATTACGAGCCCACCCTGGGCCAAGAGTTACAAGGTTCGGGTCCTTGGTTTCAAGATCGACGGCAACTTCTTTGTATCCGGTGAGATCGGGGTACTCAGTCGGGATGTTCCAATCAATCTCGATGATATCCATCTCACCTTTGATCTGGTAGTTAAGATCGCTGTGCTCACCGCCATCCTCTGCGAAAAGATTCTGCTGTGACATCAGGTGTCCTTCTTCAACATTACATCCAAACGTCTCTGTATTTCACTTTCTCGTTCCGAGAACTCTGAACCCAATGCGCTGTATCCGCACTTGTCGATCCACGAATCCGCCTTGTCGAGATCGTTGAGCAGCCTCGCAGTCTTCAACCAATCCATCATCAAAGCAACGTGCCGCTCGGTCACATAACCGTGGGTTACCATGGCCTCTTTGATGATCGCGTTCCAACCCGTGGCAATGCGGGAGAAGTTCGCAAACGCATCCCCGTAGTCCTTGGCCCTTGATCCATTGATCAGTTCCTTGGCGGTGTCTAATACTTCGTCGCGTTTCATATTGTGTACCTATACTTGTTGTTAGATAGTAGGATGTAGAGATTGTGTCGGGCCCTAGTCACACCAACGTAGAACGCTCGGTGCTCATCATCAGGGAACTTGGTCCTGTCACAGGCTTTCGTTGATGCCGTCCATACCACACAGTTGTCATCCTCCCCTCCCTTCATAGCATGAAAAGTAGAGACCTTGATACGAGGAGCGGAAAGAAGATCCTCCCCTCGGCGAAATATCGCATCGATGTATTCCTGTTCTGAGGCTGGCACATTGAGAACCTCATACGCGCCATACGAAGCATCGCGCAACAGACCGTAGTCCTTGATCAGGGTGCCCATGTCCAACTGGACATCGCTCGAGAGAGCATCAAGCAGTTTGATCGAGCCCCTCGTTACAACAGCATCCACGCCTTGCTTCTTGACCCCCGAATACAGGTTCTTGATCTCCTGCAGACCGACAGGTTTGTCTTGGCATAGCTTGTCCCATGTGATCAGGTTGCCAACCAGTTCCTCTGACAGACTAGACTTGCCGTTACGGGAATACTTTAGACCTGCAGATCGCAACCAGTTCGCCATCTCTGTGACGTACCCATTGGTTCGTGCCATCAAAGTAAACGAGCCTTCGTGCAGCGGGATCTCCGACAAGTAGTTAACGTACTCGACCTTCCCCTGTTCTTCCCTGGAGTCAAAGATCTTTTCATGACGGCCACTGATCCGCATGGATATCCTTTCGGCAACCTCGTGTACCGCCTTGGGTATCCGATACGACTGGCTCAGAACCTCGATGTTGGCCGAACTTTTGTTAAAGAGGTTTACATCCACGCCTGTCCAACGGTGGATGGCTTGGTCATCATCCCCTGCAATCCAAACTTTGTCCGAGTTCGCAGCGATCTTCTTCGCCATCTCCCACTGCAGGGGCGTGAAGTCTTGAGCCTCATCAATAAACAGGTAGTCCAAGTAGGGTGACTCCCCGTACTCAATAAACTTCTCAATCATATCCACGAAGTCATACTTGTCGGTGGATCGTTTGTACTCCACGAGTTGATCGGACAGCTGCTTGAGCTTGGCAAAGAACAGATTCCAGTCCGCCTCTTCGTTGTACTCCTGCTCAAGGTCCACCATCCGGAGTCTGGCACGGCTGTCCAGTTGCAGATAGCGCGACCCTGCCCCACCAATCGTAGGAAGAGTAATGCCCCCGTCCAAGGACGTGTACTCTCGGCCCTCGAATGTAAGGCCCAACTCCCTGCCGATGTTGTTGTAGTCCTCGGCGTTCATGATGTCGGTTGTCTTGAGACCGAGACCGTGGAACCCGAACGCATGGCTTGTCTTCATGTACGGAAAGTTCTTGGCTTCAAGGTTAAACTCAGCGCAGGACCGAGCGATCATCTCTTCAATCGCCTTGCGGGTAAACGAGATCACTCCGATACGAGACGGGTGGGTGCCTTTCTCCAAGGCGGTCTTGATCTCTTGGATCAGCCTGTACGTTTTTCCACAGCCTGGGGGACCGAGAAGTAGCTTTGCATTCTGTATCATAGTTCTTTCCCCCGTGGTCTGGAGTTAACCCAGTCCTCTATCTCAGACAGAACCCAGCGGCTCGACGATCTCTTCTTGTGCTCTGAACCCAGAACGATAGGTACGGGAAACGATTCGTCCGTCTGTGCTAGCTTGTAGACGTATGATCTGGATACCCCGAGCAAGTCTGCTACTTCTGATACCCGCATCAGTTTATTAGAATGGGATGTCATTTGAGATCTCCTTGACTGGCAGTTCTATTTCTTCTTCTTCAAACGCAGGGATGACCCAACAACGCAGGGATGACTTAATCTCTCCCTTCGATGAACGCTTCATAATATTTTGTTTGCCCGTGTCTCCCCCGAGATCACGAATCATCTGCATGATCTGCCCCCGTGTGAGGGAACTGAACCTGCGATGGTGCAGATACTCAAGCAACCCATCAAGTTTAAACTTGGTTGTCCCACCGTCAGTCCAGGGCTTGCCTAGATCGATCTCCTCGGGAGCCATCGCCCGAACGTGGCTCGTGCAGTAAGACCGCAAGTGATCCTTAAACTGCCCAGCTATCGTTAGTTCCGGCGGCACCGCCAAGAAGGTCGCTCCCTGCATCAGGCTGTTGACTAACTGCTGCCACTTCGCGTCCTTCATCTTTGGCGGCATAATGTTCTTCTGATCCATACATGCTCTCTGAAATAAGGTTTGGTTCTGCAACTGCTCAGTACTCAGCTGGATCCTATCACCATCAACGTCCATAAAGAACAGCCTCGGTTCCGACAACATGATAGTAAGTCCGCCGACCGCCACGTTGTCCGGACCATCGGTCCCAATGCCGAACTTACGGGTGGCGCAGATCGCCGGATCGCAGTAGCTGCGCATCGGTTCTTCCTTGCAGGTATACAGGTAATCTTTCTTCTCGTGCTGCTTGGTCAGATTCACAACCTCACTGGACGGCAGAGGAGGGCTGGACAAAGTCCGGTTGTACCCTTCGAACTCTTTCTGCCAATCGTCAGGGCTCTTCATCTTGCAGTACCGAGCCACGTTAAAGAACGTGTTGTTACGATACTGCGAGATCGAACCTTCCGCCGCCAAATGTTCAAGGCAGGGTGGTCCGTCTGTGAAATGCTGACGAGGCTTGGATAAGCGCATACTCTCGAGGTCGGCCAGAGACACCTTGGTCTTGTCAACCAGTTCCAAGAACTCGTCCAGTTCCAAGGCTTCGCACTTCTCGTTGAAGGCGTACCGCTGCGGTAACTCCGCGTTAAAGTATGGCGTGTTGATAAAGTTGCCCACATCGCCACGCTCCGCGATGATGGTGTCTTGCTTCGGGAATACTTCGCAACCGCTGTAGCCCAGAGCTATAGACATCTCGGTCAAATAATCTCGTATGTCCGCCGCCTGTTCCCAGTCCTTCAAGAACAGATAC